TTGCTATTGATAGTACAGTTACAACAAACTCTGGTACTCAAACATTAACTAATAAGACAATTGACGCTTCAAGCAACACATTGTCAAATATTGGTAACTCATCATTAACTAATTCTACAATTTCAATTAGTGATGATACTTCTTCATCTACAAATATTCCACTTGGCGGTGGCTTTAGTATTTTAGGTGGAACAGGAATTACTTCAAGTGTAAGCGGAAGTGAATTAACTTTAGATATTGATAATACCGTTACTACTAATTCTGGTACTCAAACACTTACAAACAAAACAATTGATTTAGGTAATAACACTTTAACAGGTACAACGGCCGAGTTTAATAGTGCTTTACAAGATGGTTCTTTTGCTACATTAGCTGGCACAGAAACATTAACAAATAAAACAATTAATTTAAGTGGTAATACTGTATCTGGTACTTTAGCAGAATTTAATACTGCTGTATCTGATGCAACATTAGTATCTACAACTGGTACAGAAACATTATCAAATAAAACACTAACAGCACCTAAGTTTGCTGATGGTGGTTATATTGCTGACGCTAATGGTAATGAGTTAATTCTTTTACAAACTACTACAAGTGCCGTAAATGAATTAGAAATTACAAACGCTGCTACAGGTAATGCCGTTCAGATTGCTACAACAGGTAGTGATACAAACATTGACTTAAAAATTAGTCCAAAAGGCTCTGGTGTTGTTGATGTTGATTCAAGTAGAATTACAAACGTAACTGATCCATCAGGTGCTCAGGACGCTGCTACTAAAGCATATGTTGATAGTGTTGCCAATGGTTTAGATGTAAAAGCTTCAGTTAGAGTTGCTACAACAGCCGCTCTTGCTACTTCTACATATAACAATGGCGCTGGAACAATTACTGCTGACGCTAACGGTGCTCTTACAATTGACGGAGTTACAGTTTCAGCAGATGATAGAGTTTTAGTTAAAAACCAAGCAAGTGCTGTACAAAACGGTTTATATAAAGTAACTGCTACTGGTGGTGCTGGTTCACAATGGGTATTAACAAGAACACCAGACGGTGATGAAGCTATTGAAATTACAGGTGGTGCTTTTGTATTTGTTGAAGAAGGTACTGCTAATGCTGATAACGGTTATGTATTTACACATAATGGAACACCAACATTAGGAACAGACGACATTACAGTTGCTCAGTTTTCTGGTGCTGGCCAAATATCAGCTGGTGACGCTTTAACAAAAACAGGTAATACTTTAGATGTTGCTGTTGATGATACAACAATTGAAGTATCAGGTGACGCTTTACAAGTTAAGGCTTCAGGAATTGGTACTAACCAATTAGCTGATACAGCCGTAACTGAAGGTAAAATTGCTAATAATGCCGTAACTGCTGGTAAATTAGCAACAACTTTAGATTTATCTGGTAACACAATTACTTTACCAAGCACATTTGTTACTACAACTGGAACACAGACATTAACAAATAAAACAATTAATGCTTCACAATTAGTAGATAGTTCAGTTACAAACGCTAAATTAGCAAATAGTACAATTACACTTTCTGGTGATAGTGGTTCAAATGCTATTGATTTAGGAGATACTTTAACAGTAACAGGTGGAGAAGGTATTGATACTTCTCAATCAGGTGATATTTTAACCATCGCTGCTGAATTGGCAACAACTTCAAATAAAGGGGTTGCTTCATTTAGTGCTGATAACTTTACAGTTACAACTGGTGTTGTTACAGTTACAGCAATTGATGGCGGAACATTTTAATTAATTATTAATTTAGGAGATTAATAAGTGGCAACAGTTATAAAATTAAAAAGAAGTACAACGGCCTCGGCTGTTCCTACTACAGGTGATTTAGAAGACGGCGAAGTAGCAGTTAATATAACTGATAAAATAGTTTATATGAGAAGTGGTGGCAGTATAGTTACTGTTGCTAACTTTAATTCAGGTTCGAATGTTGATTTATCAGCAATTGACCAACATATTTTGCCTGATACAACTGAAACATATGATTTAGGTTCAGTATCTAAAAGATTTCGTTCATTGTATCTAGCAGGTGACACGATTGATATTGGTGGTTCAACTATATCATCTGACGGAACAGGAACGATTTCTATTTCTGCTTCAGGTGCTACATTACCTCTAAACTCAAACGTTGAAGTTGTAAGTGGAGTAACAAAGACACTTGCGTTAGCAGGTGAAGATGGTTCACCAGTTCAAGCGGTGCCATTTTTCACTAAAGCATTAGGTCTAAATACTCAAGCAACAAAATTAGATTTTAAAGCCGATCCAGATAAAGTTGTGGCACAATTTACTTTAGCAAATGGAACAGTTTTAGGGTCATCACAAGGAAACACATTATTTTTCTTTTAGGGAATAACATATGGTAGCAAAAACACCAATACGAACAGTCTTTAATGAAAGTGGAACGGCCACAGGTTTAGCAGAGTTTCAAACAGGTGAATTTGTAGCAGTAGAACACGGTGGTACAGGTGCTGTAACTCTTACTTCAAATGCAATTCTTTTAGGTAATGGCACAAGCGCAATACAAAATTCTGCAATCGGCATATCTGGTACAACTCTTTCATCTACAGATTCATCTTTAATTACAATTGATGAAGGACTAACTGTAACAGGTAATCTTACAGTATCAGGTACAATTACAGGTACTATATCAGGAGCAACAACTTCAGGTAATATTCAAGTTGGTGTTACAGGTAATAATGAAATAGACACTTCATCAGGTAATTTAACATTAGATTCTGCTGGAGGCACAATTTCAATAGATGATAACTTGTCTGTAACAGGTAATGCCACTATTACAGGTAATTTAACTGTAAATGGAACAACAACAACTGTTAATTCAACAACAATTGAAATTACTAATTCATTTACTTTTGAAGGTTCAACAGCTGATGATTATGAAACAGTATTAGGTGTTGTTGACCCTACGGCTGATAGAACAATTAATTTACCAAATGCTTCAGGTACAATTGTATTACAAGATACTACTGATACATTAACAAATAAAACTTTAACATCGCCGATTATTTCTTCAATATCAAATACAGGTACTTTAACATTACCTACATCTACTGATACATTAGTAGGAAGAGCAACAACAGATACTTTAACAAATAAAACTATTAATAGTGCTTCAAACACAATCACTATTACAGAATCAAATATATCAGATTTACAATCGTATATTTTAGCAAATTCTACTGACACTTTAACAAATAAGACTATTGACGCTGACAATAACACAATTACAAATATTGGAGATAGTGAGTTATCAAGTGGTATTAGTGCTACCAAAATAGGTAATGGAGATGTAGATAATACAGAATTAAGTTATCTAAATGGTGTAACAAGTTCAATTCAAACACAAATAGACACAAAAGCCTCTACGGCCTTTGCTATTGCTCAAGCCGTTGCTCTTGGATAACACTCTATTTTTATTATAAATAGTAGTAAACACTTATAGGGGTTAATAATGGCAACGCCAGCTACAAGAGAACAATTAAAACAATACGCTTTAAGAGCACTCGGAAAACCAGTCATTGAAATTAACGTAGATGACGACCAACTAGAAGATAGAATAGATGAAGCATTACAATATTATGCTCAATATCACTATGATGGTATTCGTAGAACCTATCTAAAATATCAATACACCGAAGCTGATAAAGCTAGAATTACAGGTAACTCGTCTGAATCTGTTACTAAAAATTCTGTTACAACTGCTTGGAGTGAAGGTAACAATTATATTATTGTACCTGAAAGTGTTTTTTCAGTTATCAACATTTTCCCTTTTTCAGATAAAGGTAATTTAAACTTATTTGACGTAAGATATCAATTAAGATTAAATGATCTTTACGATTTTTCTTCAACATCAATTATTAATTATGATATAGTGTTAAGACATTTAGATTTTTTAGATCACATATTAGTAGGGGAAAAACCATTTAGATTTGTACAAAATGATAATCGTTTGTACATAGATATGGACTGGACGAATGATTTACAAGTAGGTGAATATCTAGTCATTGAAGCATATCGTAAATTAGATCCTGAAACGTTTACAGATATTTACAATGATATGATTTTAAAAAGATATGTAACTGCTTTGTTTAAGAAAAATTGGGGTGCCAATCTTAGTAAGTTTAATGGAGTTGCAATGTTAGGTGGAGTTACTTTAAATGGTCAACAAATATATTCAGAAGCAATACAAGAGATTGAAAAAATAGAAAACGAAATTAGAAACTCGTTTGAAATGTCACAACCACTTATGATAGGATAATGTATGACCGTGAATCATTATTTCCAGGGAGGTAACGGCATTGGAAACACCAACGAAAAAAGACTTTTTGAGGACCTTATAATTGAGGGTCTAAAAATTTATGGTTTTGATGTATATTATCTTCCACGAACATTAGTTAATAGAGATTTAATTTTAGGAGAAGACACAGCTTCTAAATTTGATGATTCTTATTTAATTGAATCATATATGGAAACAACTGAAGGCTTTGCTGGCCAACAGGAAATTATATCAAAATTTGGTTTAGAAATTAGAGAAGACACAACTTTTATGATTGCCAAACGAAGATGGCAAGACGC